TGTTACAGTATCTTTAAGAACAGTATCTGTAAGTACAGGGAAAGTTTTAATAGAAGTATTAACTACAAAAACTATATTAAGTGTTGCAATTAGCCAGGATGCGTTTCGTTTTATTTCTAATAATACGGAACTTGTAGAAATAGAAAATGGTATGGTTGAAAATGAATCTGTAAATATTGCATTGCAAAATGCTATCGAAACAGCAGTATTAGAAACTATACAAATTGGATTAAAACAAAATTTATGGAAGATACTAGATGAAGAAATACTTAATGCTATTCGTGGTTAGTTTTTTATACGCAGATAATGAGGTTTATATAGATCAAGTTGGTGCTACATTTAATCTTGATATAGAACAATTAGGCTCATCTAACATCATTGGTGGTTCTGATGCTATTTCAGGAACTATGACAGCCCTTGATTTAGACGGCACAACAATGACTTTAGATATAAATCAAATTGGTGATACCAATAAATTTCTTGGTGACATTACCGCAGATACTTTTACAGGTTTTTTTGAATTTGATGGCGATGGAAATACTTTTAATATACAAGTTGACCCTACAAATACTTATGGTGCTGATAGTGGAAATTTTAATGTAGATGTTACAGGTAACAGTAATACCTTTACTTTAGATGTTGCAACCAATGATCTAGCTAGTACATTAGATTTAGATTGGATTATACAGGGTGATAGCAATGTTTTTGATTTTGATATTGACTATGACTTAGCAACAAACTATGTTGATGTAGATGGAGATTCAAACACAATTAATTTTGACGCAGATGGATATTCAGGTGGATATTTCTATTTGGATCACACAGGTAATTCTAGAACTTTCAATATAGATCAACAAAGTACATTAGCAAGTGATTGGTTACAAATTAATTCAAATGGCAACAGTGGTACTGTTTGCGTCATTCAAAATGATGGCGGAACAAGCACAAGTTGTTAATATTGGTGATGTTTCAGAATTAACAGGAAATGCACAAGTATTAAGAGATAAGCCTTATATAGCTGAATTAGATTTTAATATTCAGCAAAATGATAATGTTGAAACAACAAATGGTCGTATAGCTATAAAGTTTCTTGATGATTCAACAGTTAAGCTAACAGAACACTCTCAGCTTACTATAGATACATATATCTTTGACCCTAATCCTACTAAATCAAAACTAGCTTTAAACTTTGCAAGTGGCACTGCTCGTTTTATTACAGGTCAATTAGGCAAAATAGATAAAGAAAACATAACTATACAAACTCCTACTGCAAATATTGCTATTCGTGGAACAGATTTTACTGCTACTGTTGATGAGTTAGGTCGCAGTTTAATAATTCTATTACCTGATGCAGACGGCATATCTAGTGGTGAGATTATGGTTACTACTGCTATGGGAACTGTAACTCTTAATAAACCTTACGAAGCAACAACAACAACTGTATTTGAAAGTACGCCAAGTAAACCAGTTATTTTAGATTTAACATTAGACATAATTGACAATATGTTAATAGTGCAACCACCAAAAGTAGAAGTTTCTAAAGAAGAAGAAAGTTCTACATCTTCTGACAATGTATTAGATGTAGATTTTTTAGAATTTAATGATCTTGATGCAGATTATTTTGCAAAAGACGAATTAGAATTTACTGAACTAGATATTAATTTTCTTGATATAAATTTTTTTGAAGATTTGTTAAAAATTATTGATGAACTAGATAAATTAAATGAAGATGATTTAGAACAAGAACAAAGTATAACTAGAATTACTGGTACAAAAGTAGGACAAGACACTGACACACAAATTATTACTTTAGTACAAGGTGATATTATTTCTTTGCGTAGACAGGTTGAACAATCTGTACAAGTTGATTTAAACTCAAGTCAAGGTTATACAGTTATTTTTATACAAAATGGCGTATCTAATACTATTAAAATTAATAATGGTGGAGATTCAGTGATAAAGATAGTGCAAGGTTCGTGAAAAAAATACTTATATTTATAGCACTTATGTTTGGTTTGTCATTGCCTATGGTGTATCAGACAACACCTTATCAAACTTTAAAACTTAAAACATTTGATACTTTAATTCACAAACAAGAACCAACAGGATTTTTTACAATACTTAACATAACTGAAGAAGATGTTATTAAAGAAGGTGGTTATCCTTTCCCAAGATCAAGACTTGCAGAAATACAAAAAAAACTTTATGGCAATGGTGCTATCGGTGTTGGTTGGGTAATAGCTTTTACTGAAAAAGATAGGTTTGGTGGAGATGCAGATTTTGCTATGTCTATGCGTATGACTTTTCCTACTGTCTTGGCTATGTTTAACAACGAAAGCAATAATTATCCACGAACCACAGGAACAGTAATTCTAGGAGATAACATACAAGGCATAAAAGCTAATGGTGTAAGGCAAAACATACCTATGTTTCAAACATCAGCTTTACAAGGTGTAGCTTCTGCACCTACCGAAGTTGATAACTTAGTAAGACAAATACCTTTGTTAATGCAAACTCCTAATGGTTGGGTTGCATCTTTTGGTACTGAAGTTTTAAAAGCATTAGCACAACAAAAAACTTACATTATTAAAGGTTCAGAAAACGGAATTGAAGAAATATCTGTTAAGGGAATACCTCCTACAAAATTAGATAAGTTCGGTAGACAATGGATTAGTTGGGTAGATACGCCACAAACAACATTGCAAGAAATGGATGTTAAAGACAAGTTTGTTTTTGTTGGCGTTACAGCTAAAGGTGTTATGCCACAGATAGCAACACCAGTTGGTCTTTTAGAACCACATAAAATACAAGCTGCACTATCTGAATCTATATTGCTTGAAAACAGTTCTTATGTGCCAAATTGGAATTTAACAGCAGAATTAGCTGTTTTTGTGATATTAGGCTTACTGACATGGCTTCTATTAAACGCTTTGGGTATAACATGGGGTTTAGTATTAACCAGTTTATTGCATTTATCTGTGGCTTACAGTGGTTATTGGATAATTAATAAGGGTATTTTACTTGATGTTACATGGTCTTTAATTTCAGGATTTATTATTGCATCAACTGCTTTTTATTTAAGATTTAGAGAGCAATACAAATTAAGACAACAAATAAAAAAACAATTTGAACATTACTTAGACCCTAGACAAGTAAAACAACTGCAAAAAAATCCTAATCTTTTAAAACTTGGCGGAGAAAAAAGAACCTGCACATTTTTGTTTACTGATCTTAGAGGTTTTACATCTTTATCTGAGTCTGTATCACCTGAACAAGTTACTTACATTATGAATAAAGTTTTAACTGCACAACAATTAGCAGTACAAAAACATGGTGGAATGGTTGATAAGTATATAGGTGATGCAATGATGGCAATATTTAATGCACCTTTAGACTTGCAAAATCATAGCAAGGTTGCTTTAGATTGTGCTGTAGATATTTTGCAAAATATCGAAGACCTTAATAAAGAATTAGAAGCAGATGGATTACCAAACATAGCAATAGGTATAGGAGTTAATTCAGGAGAAGCAATTATTGGAAATATGGGTAGTGAAAGTAGATTTGACTATACAGCTATTGGTGATGCGGTAAATATTGCAGCTAGATTAGAAAGTGCTACAAAAGAAAAAGGAGTTAATTTACTTATTGGCGAACAAACAGAATTTTATTGTGGATACCATTTACAACCTTTAAAGCCTATAATGGTTAAAGGCAAAGCAAAAGCACTAAAAATATTTACATGGAAATAAATGAAATTTAATTTAATAAAAAATGTAGTAGGAGCTATAGCACCTACATTAGGTTCCGCATTAGGTGGACCATTAGGTGGACAAGCAGCATCTGTTGTAGCAGGTGTACTTGGTTGCAAACCTGAACCAAAAGCAATTAATGAAGCTATACAATCAGCTACTCCAGAACAAATGTTAGAACTTAAAAAAGCTGAACAAAGTTTTGAATTGCAAATGAAAGAACTTGAAGTAGATGTATTTAAGTTAGAAGTAGCAGACAAACAAGATGCAAGAGGTAAGTTTAGCAAAG